CTGCCAGTAGCAATTCAGTCTTCGGCAACCGTAAGGTGGGAAGATCAACGGGGATCAATGTGTTTGGTTCCCACAGTTTCCCGTCTTTATCCCGCCAGGAATCGATGGTTACCGAGAGCTGTTTTGAACGTCCGTACCGCCGGTTCATTTCCCAGTCGATCGCACTTTGTGCCTGTTGAGTAGCCATCAGGGTACTTTCCACAATCGATATATGTTTTCGGTACCGCATGCGGGCGGCCTCCGGATCTCTCGCCGTTGCCAGAGTCACAGCGTCATAGGCCGTATCAGGCGAATACCCTGCAATTGGAGAAACGCTCATTGATACACCGACATAATCTGAAAACCTGTCAGCCATCGATTTGCGGTAGTATGCCTGCTCGACATTTACCCCTTCGGCTATCCCACTTGCCGCACGACGTGTTCCCACCCGGGTCAGTAACAGGTTTCCATCGGGCTGATCGTAGTAAAGCAGAGCAGACCATCTGGCCACCCGATCGATGACTTCTTGCGGAGACTCACCCCAGTTCAGAGTGAACTGGGGTACCTTCACAAGTTCATCAACATCCGTGGTTACGGTGATGCCGTAGTAGGATGCCAGGCGAGAAGCAATTTCAAGCGCATTACTGGCATTGATGACGTTGTTAGGCCACTCGGCTGAGCAATCCACCAGGTCCTGACATTTGCTCCTGCCCGTGGCGCGGACCTCATGGCGGGAGCGCGATAGTGCGGGTTCCCAGTCATCAACATATCCCGTCAGTGTCAGATCATCTCCGATACGAACTTCACAAGACATTCCCTCTTCAACGAGTTGACGATCTTCGTTGCCAGGGAAGTAATCCATTAGCCCAAGATCGAAATCAGAGGGAAAACGCTCAATACCCCGCGTTACCCGGACAGAATCCCACCCCTCGATGATTTTGCCGTCGACCGTCAAAGAAACAACATCCAGATCGCTGTCTGCATTCATTGCCTCAGTACCTTCATGGTTGTCGGCATAAACGCCGGATGCGGTACGCGCGCTTCCTGTACCAGTTCATCTGCACGGGTGGCATCCTGGTATAATCGGTTTGCCAGCGTCAGCGCCGGAAGCGGCTGAGCGGTAGTAACCTGCAGAAGCTCGCTCAGACCAGAAGCACGCTCACTCATCGTAGAAAGGAATGCCGATCTGACGGCGAGAAGCGCGTTATACATATCATCGTCCGCGCGGTCTCCAGCCAGAACCAGCGCCGTATCAAGTTGCACAGAAACTCGTTGAGTTAACTCTTCTGCCTCGTCTGTACTGGCTGGTCTGGAGTCCGCAGCGGCACTGGTCATGGCACCAGTACATAGCACAACAATCAGCGTGTTCATGGTCGCCGAAATCGCTTTGCTGCTGTCGGACTGCTGGTACTCCGTGCTGATTGAATTAGCCAGTTTTTCCAGCGCTGTGATTCGGTCATTAACGCTGCCGGCGCTGTTAAGAATTGCGTTTACCACGTCGGCGACGCCCTGGACAAACTCATCAGGTGTGTTGGAGCTGCTAAGCTGGCTCGACCTGTCGGTAACATTTTTCCGGTCCATTACCGACTGGGCTGTTACCTTGTCAGCCAGTGCTCTCTCATCATCCACATCAGCAACTGACGATTTGCCAGCAACAGCAGAGGAACTACCGCCCACAGAGCCTTTACTGTAACGTCCGTACCGGGTATTCCCGAACGTGGAGTTCAGGACATTGCTGAGATTCGTGACCTGACTGATGGTGCTGTCAACCATGTTAGTCCAGAACGGGACCGGGCCTCTGATGGTGTTTATAGCCTGTGTGACACCGCGGATTTCACTCTTAACTCTGGCAATCGTGCTCAGCACAGCAGTGCTGACCAGTTTCAGATAGTTGGTTTTCACCGTGGCGCCTGCAACGGTACTGCCCGTGACAGCAAACACTTTAAGCCCTGATTCAATTGCCATCAGGGTAAATTCAAATACTCGCCCGTTCTCCATCGAACCGGAAATACGCAAACCATTCTCAGGGATGGAAACCGTTAATTCGCCCAGTGTCGGATGGACAAGCGTACCGCTACCTTTTTGTTCACAGGCTTCAATCAGTGACTGGCGCTGCGTGATAGCATCGCCGCCGCCGTAAACCTGGCTGTTCTGGATCAAGAAACCGCGAATAACAAATCGCCGTGTTGCCCGCCCGATATCCTCTATCCAGGCTGTATCACGGTAGGGATATTCATGTACCGCCTGGCGTCGGCCGTGGCTCCCTTCCTCAGCAACAATTGCAAATGGCACACCTCTGAATGAGCTGGGCCGTAACTGCCCCTGCCAGTCATCGCTGGTATCTCCCCCCAAAAGAGAAGTTATTGCGTCCTGGATAATTGACGGCATCACGCCTCCGGAAATAAAAAAACCGCCATGTCGGCGGTTTACATATGCACTGAAATGACTTATCTATTTATCGCTGGATCCATTACGGTCAAGAGATTCGGCGATCCTGTAAAGATGCTCAGACGCCTTGAATGAGTTCATTAGGAACTCATAAAGCACACGTAAAAGCAATGCACTTACCACCGATATCGTAATCGCCGTGAAATTCATTGAGACAACAGAAAAAACGAGGAAAATGCCAATTACCAGGTAAACAAGCGCAAAAACCTTTGGAGTCTAAATGGCTTTTGCTCCAAAAACTTTTTCATTCATAACTTCTTCCTTAACGAAATGACGACAGTGATCAGTAATTCATGGCCGTTGTTATTCTGCCATTATTTTCTGCATTATAGATTTTTCGCTCACCCTTATCATTAACCATTGTGATTTCGAGCTTAAGTGGTTGTTCTGACATTGCCTCTTTAAGAGACTTAGCCAGATTGTCGCCGAGTACACTTTCATCACTTTTCTTACCCGTATCACTCAGAATGATGGATTCCCGATTTCTGTTCTGCGAGCCTGAGAGAATATCAGTTTCATCACTCGGGTTACTAAGAGTGCTGGAGTCACGATTTCCAGTTTGCGAACCTGAGATAATATCATATCGCTGTTGAGCCAGAACTTCCGGGCTACGTAAACCCTTCCACCGATCGTCAATGATGGCCGTCCGGACAGAATCGCTCAGTTCATTTTCGGTATACGGCTGTGCTCCGCTTTCATGTTTAATCATTGCTGCCATCAGTGTTTTTAACACATCAGGATCGTGGAGATTAATACGCTGCTGCGCTCCAAACCCAGTACTTTTTGATACGGAATCAATATATGCACGAGTATTATTCTCTGATTGCGGAGCATAGGTATGAATAATCCCATCCAGAGTATTATTCCCCCTGTCACCATACAACATCAGCTGTCTCGCCATTGCAGCTCTTCCGTCGGCATCATTCGCAAAGGTAGAAAATCCGCCATTTTTACCCGTTGCGTTTGCTGCAGCCCTCAAATTACCGGGATTATTATTTCTGAAGCCAATTGCGTTATTCCTTGTTTCCCCGTAAGGAACATTGCCGCGTGCAACGTTGGATTGTGGCTGGCTGATAGCGGATAAGTCATTCTGCAATTGAATCGCAGAATCGGTCGCGCGGTAATTCGCATCGTACCGCTTTCTTACAGCATCAGTCATGAAACCCGCGTCAACCTGCCCACGTTCACTGCGGGGTAAGCTGTTATAAAGTTCCTTATCGTTCTGAATGCGCCGTAGTTTCTCAGCATCATTGCTGTTGATAAAACCGAGAGCATGAGACAGCCCAGTAAAATCACCATTAGTGAACAGATCGGTAACACCTTCAAGGCCGTCTTTGACTGAACCATCCGAAAGAATGGTCTTAAGTGCCTTGTTTTTTGAACGTTGCCACAGACCATCCCAGGATGCGCTGAGCTCATTCATAGTGCCGTTCACTTCACTCAATTGCTGATTTAGTGCCGGATCCACAGTCAGACCAAATTCATCCGATTTCGCCAGCAGCTTTTTCATGCGCTCACCGTCACGCATTAGCGCCAGCAATTCGGGCGTCAGCCCAAGTGCATCAGCGGCGGACTTCTGCTGTTCAGGTCGCAAGGTTGGAAAAATTTTTGCGATAGACTCCAGTGTTTTAAGGGTATTTACTGAACCATCGCTGTTTTTTTGGATTTGAGCACCAATTTGCGCCATCGCTGCCATAACCCCCTCGTTTTTACCACTGGCAGCCTCATTGAATGCTTTGAAAATACCTTCTATTGATGCATTAGCGCTCTCGCTGTCTGCCCCAAGAATACGCATTGCCCCGGAAAGTCGGGTAAAATCGTCAACGCGCATTCCCGCATTTTTTGCCGAGACATCAAGATTATAGGCCTGACGGGATGCCTCCCGAAATCCATAAGCGACCTGTTTCAGTCCGTAGCCGGCAGCACCGGCTAACCCCAGCGCCCCCATCTTCCCCGTGAGCTCCCCCACCATTTTCAGTGGGGGAACCATGTCGCCAATAAACTGCACGTTATCCCGCGCGCTCTTCGACATATTCTCGAGGCGAGAAATAAAACCGCTCAGTCCGTCGGCTGTTTCCTGACCGCCTAACTTGAGCCCTTCTTTAGTTTTATCTAGCTTCGGCTCCAGGTCACGGACAGCCTCATTAATGCGGTCTATAGCCTCGCTAACCTGGTCGCTGGCCACCAGCTCAAAATCAAAAGAATTACTCATCGTCTTCAGGTTTCCTAAGCTTGTTTATCCGGGATGCCTGCGCCACCCACCATTTCAGCCGGGCGCGGGTCATTCCCCACGCCCTGTCCTCAGACCAGCGGAAATAGAAGGTGACGTCAGCGGCCATTTCCTGCCAGGTTGTCAGGGCTTCCAGGTCAAAAAACTGAGCAGATACTCCTCACACTTACGGAAGTCGAGAAAATCCATCGGCTGCAGTACGCTTTCACGCGTACCGGAAACCAGCGCAATAAGCAGGCGCATCGCCGCGAGCGACGTTGACGCAGCCTGTTTCTCGTAAAACTGCTCAGCCTGGCTTAGCGTGGGTGCTTTCAGCTCCAGCTGCGTATAAGTGGTCTTCTCCGCAGCATCATCCAGCGCTACGGTTAATGGAATGGTTTTAACGCGTTCAATCTCAGCCATCTTAGTTCTCCGTTACGTCGCGGCCTTCCCAGCGAACATCAAATACTGCATCTTCGCTTTCCACTTCCTGGACGTTGACCGTCCAGAGTGAACGGCCAATGATAGTTTTCCCGTTAGCCAGCTCGGCGATCACGTTGACGTTCGTCTGCTGGTTAAAGCCCTGCACATTCGTTCCGCCACTGTCACGCAGTCGGGCAGAAATGTATGGCGCCACAGGTTTTTCCTTATATCCGTGCACACCATCCATCCCTGTCAGGGTGGTACGGTTTACGGTGGCAGCCTGGTATTTAAACGAGCCCTCCACCATTACCGTCACACCGTTAACAGTGACATAGGCGGTTCCCGCCAGGCGGTTAGTAGTATCACCTGCCATCGTTTAAGCTCCTGTTGATTCAGCCCGAGTGCGGAACTGATTGAGCAGCGCGAAAATGCGCAACTGGTTCATGAGGGTTCCCGGCCACAGCACATCGACGCGGTTCGGATTTTTGGCGTTCTGCTCGACGATGATATTTTTTGCGAATGCCTCCGCATCCTGCGCATAACCGTTCCATACCAGAGTCTGGTACTCGGCAATCTGATCGGCCTTGATAATGTTTGGCGTGACGATCGCCGCGCCAGGTGCAAATCGGGTTCCATCCGCAGCAAGCTTCATACGGCCAAACTTGCTGGTCACCGCTGTGCGCAGGTAGCGGGTCACAAACATCAGGCTGAACAGCGTCTCCACTTCCAGATAACTATCATCTGCATCGCCGTAGCTGTTTTTCTGGTAGGTGGTGATCAGGTTTTCAATGCGCACCGTGCCATCGTCATCGACCGTAAATGTCGAAATGCCGCTGTACAGCAGATTGTTACGCTCGGTCAGCTCAAAGCGATCCTGCAGTTCTGGCGCAAGCACCCCCTGAACAGCGAGCGACTGTAGCGGGCGGCCGGGGTCATTACGCAGACTCACCGCAGCTGCGCCGGTGTAAGCTGCAGACCATGCCCAGGAAGGGGACGGCGATTTATTTACGCCCAGCAGGGTCTCATGCTGGTTATTGCGCAGCTCACCTTTGGTACCGAGCTGGGCGTAAGTCCCGGTGGTGGTACCAAAGGAATGGCCATAAAGCTGCTTGTCCCATGCCCAGCGACCGCCAGTGTCTGACAGGAACTCCTTCATCACATTCAACGAGGTTGTATCGTCGTAAGGGTTGATGATGAAATCGAATGTCCGATCCTGCAGGTTTGCCAGCGCGCCGGTAATATCCGGAGCCCCGACTCCGTTAGACATAGCAGTAATCGTCAGTTCCAGGCCTGCAGGTGTGGACTCGCCTCCAGGTAAGCCGAGGAAGTTCAGGCGAATGTCGATCCCATTACCCGTAGCACCAAGATTCTTCGCGGTCAGGGTTACGGTATCCGTAGTCGCACTGGCGGTTACAGGTAGCGTGGTTTTTGCGTTAATCGCCGCGGCCAGAGAGGTGGCGATCGCTGCCACCGTATCTGTTGCTACAACGGTCAACTGAATGCGCTCACCAGCAATATAAAGGGAGATCACTCCGGTTGCCGTCGGTGCGCTGCTCACTTTAATGGTGCCGGTTGCAGCCACCATGGAATCGGAGTCTTCCTCCAGCGGCAGGATCCAGACTTCGGCTGCGGTATCATTTTTCTGATACGCCGCCATCATGGCCTGCAGAATTCCCCCTTTTCCTGTCAGCTCACCGACGGTATCCGAAGAGGAAACTCGCTGCGGAATACCAGGGAGGGTTGAGCCGGTACTGAGCATCCCACCGATAAGCAGGGTGCGCTGCGTGGCAGTGGCGTTATTCGCCATTGAGTTATCAAACTCAACGAAGAAAAGCCCTACCCGCAGGTTATCGGGAACACGAGCGAAAGGTACGGTCATTCATTTTCTCCCGCTTTTTTAGGTAATGATTGTTTCTCTGGCGCGCCCTCATCCTTTTTAGAGAGGATCACGTCCCCATCGCTCAGACGGCGACGCCAGAAAATATTGTCAGGTACTTCAGCACCCTCTTTAGGCAATGGGATGCCCTTGACGGGGCAGCGAACGCTGAGCCCGTTGTTCGGCTTAACAAACATGGATTACTCCTGAAGATTGAGGCTGATACCCGGTTTAACTGTGCCGTCTGGCATGTCGACCGCAATATCCATGCCCTCAAGGGGAACCGACTGGACAGGATAAAAATCTTCCGGCCCCTGGTAATGCTCTATGTCGATCTCGAAAAGAAGCTGCCCCATATGGGCCTCTCCTTCTGAATCAACATTGATGGTTGAACGAACTTCCGCGTATTTCTGAATATTCCGCGTCAGTTCGTAGCTGTTGATCACCGCGCGCTCCACCTGCTCGCGAAGGCTTTCAAGCGCCAGCTCTGCCCGCATGGCTCCATCATCCACTGTATCGCCGTCATACTCCTGAACGCGCCCAGTGATCCTGACAGTGGTGAGGGTGGTAAAAGCAGGGGTATTACGCCCCTGTGATTTTTTCTGTTCAAAAGGCGTCTGAACCAACAACACAGGATACATATCTGGTGAAGTTGACCAGTCGCGTGGAGAGAATACGCGGTCGCCCGCGCTGGTTGTCCCGGTTAGTGCAGTGACAACCATTTGCCGTATCGCTGCTGCATTCATCGCGGTTTTACCACATTGAGGACAAGACGAGATCCGCCATGACTGTCGGGTTCGACGTTTGACACAACAAATAACTGATTGATGATGTGACCACCGACCGTCTTTATAAATACCCGGTCAGATACAGCAGGTTGCGATTTACCCAGCTTGCGAAATTCAGCATCGCGCACACCCAACATCGGGCTGGAGGTGTTAATTTCTGAATCGCCATCAAGGTTTTCAGCAACCTGCGCATAACCACGGTCAAAAATCCCGTTAATTGTAAAAGGAGTACCGTTACGTGGACGGTACTCGTGCTCATCGCCAAAGACATCATGCAGCGGACTCAGAAGATGAGAATCCCAGTCCACGCCCATGTCATTACCCTGTCGTAACTGAAACTGATGGCTGAGAAGCAAGAACTCGCTTACGAAGCACATCAACATCAGCAATAACGCCGGACTGCAGAAGACGCTCAGCATCTTTGCCGGTTACAGGGATGCGCATATTTTCGCGGTACATCTCCCCGTCATGACGAATGCAATTCCCTTTCAACACCACATACTCCTGCGATTCAGTGTCTCCGGATTTTTCGTCACCACCATCGTCATCAACAGACAATTCGGCATCATCTGTTTTGCTCAAAGGCTGTTTTTCCTGGGTGTTATCGCCAGCATTCAGGTCGTCAACGCTCAGGCCGTCTTTGGCAGATCCTTCTGCATTCAGATCATCAGCCAGCCCGGTATTAGGTTGTTTTGCCATATCAGACCACCGTTGCGCAGAGGGATGCATTTACCCGGCTCGGAATAACCAGCGGGGAGGATTGCATCAGGATAAGACGCTGGGCTGGATCTTCTTTCACCCAGGATTTTGGCGCATAAGCCAGCGGACCGTAGTTGAAAGCCGGGTCCAGGATAACGCCAAAGGCGCGGGTACCCATCAGATCGGCACCACTCATAATGACAGCGCCATCGGGGATCATAGGCTTCTCGACGTTATCCAGCGGGTCAATAAACCAGTCGTTATATAACCAGAGGTCAAAGTTACCCCAGCGCCCTTTATAAATTGCGCCCTTCATTACCTGTGGGCCGGCGTTAATCTGGTTACCAAACGGGCTCAGCGCCGGGAATGTAATGGCGTTATCCTTGATGGTGGTATCCAGTCGGAATGCACGCCATGACTTATTCGTAAAGACCAGATCCGTGGCGACAGAGCCGGACTCTTTCAGGAAAGTAGTCTGCCAGATTTCAATGTCATCTGATGGCTGGGTATTGGTAGCGCCAGCTGCAACGGTCAGTGGCCATTTATCCGAGCCGCTAAGAGTGATGGTCAGATCCGAAGCACGCCCGAAATCCACCACCTTAGTTTCATAGCCCTCCCCGGCGACGGTTACGGTCCCAGACACCAGCGCACTCGCCGCCATCCATTCCAGACGACGGTTGATCATGTCAATCTGGTCAGTCATTTCAAACTGAAGGTTCAGCATTTCGCGCTCGGCAGCGGTATATTCCCCGCCAATACGCTCACCAATCTGGCGACGGATAGGTTTGCGCAGGTCCGGCGCGCGCTTATCTTTGATGTATGCCGGTTTGAAGGTATTGGTCTGGTATTTACGGGATTCGACCAGCTTACCTTCCACCAGCGGGGAGACGAACGGCGCCATACGACGCAGGCCGACATCAACATCAATCGCCACTTCTTCAGTCTCGTAAGTCACGACATTCGGGAAGAAGCGATCGAGCAGCCAGTTCTGACTGGTTTTCAGGTTAGGAACAACCTGCACCAGCACGCTGGTATCAAAAATATTTTCCATATTCAGTCTCTTGATAGTGCCAGCCGCAGCTGGCAAAAAATTTAAACGAGCCAGCCCCTGCCGGTTAAAGCATTCGTCAGGAGAGCCGTGGGGGAAATCAGGAGGTGGTTACAGGTGCCTGGTCACTGTCTTTCAGGAAGATAGCCAGCGGTCGGAGCGCTTTTTTCAGGTCAGCGGTCGTCCAGGAGTTATCAAAAATAATTCGGTGCTGGTTGAATTCCCCCATCAGATACAGGCCGCCGTTCTGATCGGAAGACGATGCATCAACATCATCAACCAGAATAGCAACGGGTAACTGACTGCCATCTTCAGCCGTTTTCACACATTGCGTGTATTTCCCGCTGGCAGCCACCAGGCCCAGGACAGTACCACGCTTAAAGGCACCGCCCGTAATGATCCCGGTGTCAGTCACCAGCTGGAGCGTGCCAGCGACAAGCTGATCCGGAACAAACAGCGCGCTCTTCATGCCAGGCGCAAACGCATTCTGACCAAACTGATCCATTATTTCTCTCCTCTTGTGGAGTTGTAGAGGCCGGTCATTTTACTTACCAGCGCAGACTTTCCGGTCTCTTTCTGTCCGCTATCCGGATTAAGCCGGACCTGGTGGCTTTCCTGCATACGCTGATCGAGAGAGCGTTTACGGGATGGCTGAGATGCGGCTGCGGCCGGAGCCGAAGAGGCCAGGACATTAATTGCTGCCGCAGAACTCATCCCGGTATTGAAAGCCAGTGACGCGGCCAGTGAAGGATTCGCAGCTGCATGCTTACTGCCGAAAATACGGGCGCAGCGTTTACGCTCAGCAGCGCGTGCATTTTTTACCGCCTTACTCTCTTTGCGATCGTCGTCGCCGTCGTCTTCAGAATCATCATCTTCTGACGCATCCGGATCATCGCAGTCATCTTCAGCATCATCGTCGCGTTCGTCTTCTTCCGCGTCGTCGTCGCGCTCATCATCATCGGCATCATCTTCGCGCTCATCCTCTTCCGCGCGACGGGCTTTCGCTTTTTTGGCTTTTTTATCCTCTTCTTCCTCAGAAGCGGAAGGGCCAAGACCAATGAGGTGAGCAAAACTAAACGTCTTTTTCTTTGCCATTTCAGGCTCCTGTTTTTTCAAGTAAGTTTTTGAACGCAGCGTCAGGAGGACACACCTCATCAGCCAGTCCAATTTCAACGCCATCAGCAGCCATAAAACAGGCGGCCTGGGTACTTTTTATAACCTTTGCGCTAATCCCCCGGTTTCTGGCGACGGTGTTCACAAACAATTCGCCCATGGTGTTAATGTCCTGCTGGATGGCGGCCAGCGCTTCATCTGACAACTCTCTCAGCGGCGAACCTTCAGCCTTGCGGGATCCATAGGTGATGATCGTAACTTTAAGACCGTCATCTTTAATCCGCTGCGTCCAGTCAAGGTGCATGGTAATCACACCCACAGAACCCACGCCGCCGGTGCGCGGAACAGAAATGCGGTCCGCTGCGCTGGCAATGGCATACGCAGCGGAATAGGCGCTTTCCGGCAGAATGGCATGGATAGGCTTTTTCCCCCGGGAGCCGTAAATGACATCAACCAGATCGAAGCATCCAGCGACCTCGCCGCCGGGTGAGTCGATATCCAGGCAAATGCCCGAAATGTCGGGATCTTCCATCGCAGTAAGAAACGCCTGACGAATGCCGTCATACCCTGTCATTCCACTGTACGGACGCAGACTGCCCAGTTTTTGCACCAGCGTTCCGCATATCGGGATGACGGCGACACCCAGCA